ATCTGGGATCGTAGACGTAACTGGCGCGGGTATTTCGGGGACTATGATCTCAGGCAGTTTTGGTATAGGGATTCCAATTGTGGGTACAGTCGGGCTCTCAAATTCTTTGTCAATATCCTCTTGTTCTTCGGTTTTATCTGGTTTCTCCTCCTCCTCATCCTCCTTTTCAATAACCGGCGCAGGCGTAGGTCGCATGAATGCAGACCAATCAATTGTGGGTACTGTGATTGGCGGGATTGGTTTGGGTAGTTTGTACTCTGGTCCCCAAGGGGTCTTGGGGGTCTCAGGGATCTTGGGAACTGTGACTGGAGGAACTTCAGGTGTCTCAGGCAATTTTGGTGTAGGGATTCCAATTGGGGGTACAGTCGGACTCTCGAATTCTTTGTCAATATCCTCTTGTTCTTCTGTTTTATCAGGGATCTCTGGGATCTGGGGAACCCGGACCGGAGGTATCTCTGGTACCTCTGGTATTGGGGGTATCTCTGGAATCTTTGGAATCTCTGGAATCTCAGGAATCTGGGGAACCCGGACCGGAGGTATCTCAGGGGTCTCAGGAGGTTCTGGTGTGGGGACCCCTGGGGTTGTTGGAGCCTCTATCAGATCGCGCAGCTCTTCCCAGTTCTCAACAATTACCGGAACCGGGGTCTCAATTTCTGGAACCTGGGTCAACGGTTCTGTGGGTGTGGTCGGTGTTTCCAATTCGGGCAATTCTTCATATTGTATTGGTGCGACGGTTACGGGCGCCGTTGTGGGTCGCGGTGCGGTTGGTGCCAGGGGGGTTGTGGTTTCTTCAACCTTTTTGAATTCTTCTTCAATATCCTCTTCTTCTTCTACTTCTTCTTCGGGTTCGGGTACTGCAAGCCGTGCCTCAATCTCTTGCCCGAAAGAGGTTTCAGCCCATCGTGGAATCTTAAGTTTTGGCGCCTCTAATTTTGCGGTCTGTAGACTGATATGTTGAAGTGTTGGAACAGAAATGCCGACCTTTTCGGTAACAGAATTTATTGCTTTTAAAAATCCGTTTATAATGTCTATCATTCTGTTTATGGCATTTTCAGTGGCCTGGACAATGCCGTCCCACATTGCATATACGAAATTCAGGATTCCTTGACCTACAAACTCGATACCCGTGGCAATTGCATCCCAGCCCATCGACATAATGCCGACCGTTGCAGACATTGCACCTTTAGAGATATCCACAAGGGCATCATTTGCAGATTCCCAATCCCCGGCAAGGATCGATGCAAACAGTTTTGCAATTCCCAGTATGGCTTGTAAAGCGCCGGAAACGATCGTCTCGATATACGGCCACGCCCACTCGAAAAGGGGCACTAAAACCGTCTCAATTACCCACCCAATCGCACCGGCAACATTCTCCCAGGCTGCCACAAATATTGGCAGGTTTTCCATATACCAATCAAAATATTTTGCAGCCAATTCTTGAAGGAAATCGATTACTGGAACTAACATTTCAGCAATTGGCTGGATTATCTTCTCAATGGTGGTCTGAATAATGCCGTTGAGCGCTCCCAGATAGGTCTCAAATGCACTGCTATGGTCCCCCCACCACGAACTGAGATCAGACAGTTTGTCCTGGAAAAATTCAACCGCTGGCGCAAGCGTATTAACAAACGTATCTTTTAATGGTTTTAGTGCCGGTGAGACTTTGCCAAACCAGGCCATCAGATCTTTGATAGCATCCACTGCACCCTGCAGTGCTGGCAAAACGTAGTTCGATACAAAAGGAGCTAGTACACCTGCAAGATCGAGGACCGTCACCTGGAAATCGGCTTTGATCTTTCCCCACTGTCGCTTGATCCCGGATTCCATTGTCTGGTATGCAGATTCGGTGGCGCCAGCAGAGGTCTCCATTGTTTTAAGTGCACTGGTGAACGCCTCGGTGCCTTTTCCGGTAAGCGTGAGCGCGGCACTCCCAGCCCATACCGAGCCAAACAGGTCGTTTATGCCAACATTTGTCTTGGTGGCATATTCCTCCATCATCTGGAGCGCCTGCTGCATCGTGCCGCCGGATTTCACGAATTCACGGAACGATTTGCCTGCAAGAGACTCAAAAAGAGTAGCCGTTTTGCCGCCAGACTCTGAGAGTTGTACCAACATCTGCCGCAAATAGGTGGTTGCAACAGATGCAGGCACACCCTGCGAGGTCATGGATGCTAGTGCCGCACCAACCTGGTCAAATGAAACCCCCAACTGAGATGCAATCGGCGCGACGTTATATAGACTGCCAGCGAGTTCTGCGAACGTTGCTTTGCCGACGTTCACGGTCTGGAACATAATGTCGCTAGCAGTGCCTACATCAAGCACATCAGAACCATATGCATTCACTACCGACGTCAGGCCGTCAACCGTTGTCGCTAGATTGGTGGCTCCGCCGACCGCTGCCTTCTGCGCGACCTCGAGGAATTTGAACACATTTTCTGGAGGCACACCGGAACCGAGTGCATCATATAGCGCAGGCACAACGTCTTCTGTCAGGACGCCCATCTCAGACGAGATCTTCTTGACATCACTGATCATCTGGTCCCTGAACTCAGCAGATGCGTCTGGCAGGAGGGTGAACACCTGGTTCATCTGCTCTTCAAAATCAGCGAATTTCTTGACACCATATATGGCGGCACCGCCAATGGCTGCGCCTACCGCAGCGACAGGCACTGCAACCTTTTTCAGAGTTGATCCCAGGGTGCCTACAAAACCTCGTGTTTTTGCCTGTGCACTATCTATACCGGTATCAAATCCGCGTTTGTCGAGTCCCAGCGTGGCAACCAGGTTACCGACGTTCAGCGCCACGCGATCTCACCTCTCCTCCAAATATCAGCGTGATATCCTTGCATCGCTGTTTCATCTCTTCTACGGTTTGTTCGGGTTTTAGACTAGTGTCCGGGAATATGTCTTTCCAGGTCCAGATCCGGTCGCTCTTTTTCGTTCTCAGCGAATTGTATATCGCTGCAACAATACTGCCAGCCCTCACGTTTTTTGCAAGTTCTATCTGCTGGTCGCGTGCGACCCGGCCTTCAATGACCAATGATATCTCTGCAGGGGTGAGATCATAGAGGATCTGGGGGTCCTCAAAATACCCTGTTTTCATGGCCAGGTCAAGGTATTCATGCATCCACCCAGAGAACGGTTTTAGTTTCCCGACCCCCCACCACCTTCAGAAAACTTTGATGGCGACGGTGCCGCGGCTTCCATTGCACTCATCAGGACATCCCCAAGATCCTCGACAGAGACGTAGTCAAGGAGGCGATCAAACTCTGCATCAGTGAGCGTGTTGCCGTTGGTGTCACGCATACAGAGTTTAACCAGTTTTGCAATTGTAGTAACATCCGGATTGTCCCCGATCAGGCCTGGCAGATCCATGATCTTGCAATTGAACTCTCGCTCTATTGCGATTGTAGTCCTCGCTGAAAATCGGAGAGAGTAGATCTTGCCTCCGATCTCTTTCGTTATTTCCGGGATCATGCTGGTGCCTCACTGAATGCCGGTGGTGTCTTGCCGTCGATACGCATGGTGAAGGTTCTCTGCACCTTCTCGTCCTTCGGAAGCGCTATTCCAATGCCTGAAACAAATGCGGTGAACGTGAACGTTGCGCCATCCGGGAATGTGATCGTATATGGTTTCGAAGTGCCTGCCATGAAAGCGATAGTTAACCGATTGTTACTCGTATCGTCCTTATCATAATTTACTGTCAGATCGAATGTACCCCCGTCTTTCAGGCCCTGGGTAAAGGTTTTCCATTTAGCTGTGCTGTAGACCGTGTCTTCGATTTCATCAGCAGTAATGCTGATATCTCCAATCGCGTCCACATTCGAGATATTGCCACTCGAATCCGAAATTGTAGTTGTTTTGCCTATGTAAACCATGGTTATGCCTCACTGAATGCCGGTGGTGTCTTGCCGTCGATACGCAATGTAAACGTTCGCTGCACTTTCTCGTCCTTGGGCGTTGCGAGTCCAACGCCGGAGACGAATGCACTGAACGTCAGAGTAGAAGTATCGGGGAACGTGATTTTATACGGATCAGATGTCCCGTTCTGGAACGAGGTTATCAAACCTTTGTGCTGGTTGTTTGTGGGATCATAGTTCAAGACCAGATCAAACGCCCCCCCGTCTATCAACCCCTGGATGAAGGTTTTC